CTAGCAATGATGGAAAGCAAAGACATACACAGACGTACAGGACAAGTACGTTGGTATAAAAATATTGTTAAAGGCAGAACATACATTGCTGGACTAGATCCAAGTCTTGGCACTGGCGGTGACAATTCTGCTATACAAATATATGAACTACCAGGCATGCGTCAAGTAGCAGAATGGATGCACAACAAGACACCCATCACTGATCAGATACGTATACTAAGACAAATGTTATTAGAAATACAAGAAGCAGCACCTGAGAGTGAAATATATTGGAGTGTTGAAAACAACACACTAGGCGAAGCGGCATTGGTAGTAATTGCAGAACTAGGCGAAGATAATATTCCGGGTACATTGATTAGTCAACCTCGCAGTGCAAACAGAGGCTTTAGAAAAGGTTTTACTACCACAAACAAAAGCAAGTTAGCCGCATGTAGTAAACTTAAGACTTGGGTTGAAACAGACAAAATGGAAATTGCAAGTAGTGCGCTATTAAAAGAAATCAAAACATTTATTGCCAGAGGCAGTAGTTTTAGTGCCAAAGACGGCGAAACAGATGATCTAGTAATGGCATGTGTGCTGGTAGTACGTATTGCTCAACAAGTAGCGCAGTATGATGAAAGCGCATATGATGAATTAAAAGATAGTTTTAGTGACGACGAGGCTGTGGATCCTATGCCTTTTGTGTTTCTAACATAAATATAATAAAGGAATTGATATGATTAGCAGCGATAAAGTATCTGAAAAAATGTTTAAGATTCTCAAAGGCAACGGACATAATTTGAAGTTGTTTACAGATGAGGGCGAGCATACTGTTGATCCTAACAGTGCAAGAAGATTTTATATTCAAGATCTAGGCACTATGATCAATCTTGACGAAACTGATAGTACAAGAGAAATACGTGTAAGTGTTAATCAAAACACTGACATCGATCAATTCAGAAGTACACTAGAACAATTAAAAAATCTAGCAAATCAAAGTGTAATAGAATATACATTAAAAAGTTTTACAAAACACATTGAACCAAAAGACCAAGATTACCAAGCGCAAAAGGTGAGAGACATGAAAATTGAAGAAGGTATTAGTGCAGCATACGGAACTAGCAAGAGCAGTTATCAAAAGCTAGAAAGTGCTAAACTTATTATTAAACACACAAAACCAGTGAACGAAGAATCACGTGGAAGTAGAAGCAGAAACATCAGTGCAATTTATATTGAGAATGCAGAAGGTGAACGTTTCAAAATGCCAACAAACAATTTAGCAGGCGGCAGAGCAATGCTACGTCATGTTAAAGAAGGCGGCAACCCACATGATCCATTTGGACAACATATTCAAGAACAAACTGTAGAACTTAAAAAACTTAAAGAGTTTGCCAACTACAGTAAGCGCAATGGTTTGGTAAACGAAGATACAGCAGATATTGTAGAAGCAGTCTCTCAGCGTATTGCTAGTATCAGAGAAGGAATTAACAAACTTAAAGGGTGTAAGTGTTACAACGAAACCAAAGACAAGTTTGAAGCAAAAGAAGTTAAGATCAATGAAACAGATCGTACAAAACTTCGTAACCAGTTTACAGTACGCACATTTGACGAAAGTCTAGATGATGCGCTACCGTATGTGAATGCATTAGTTAAAGAGATGAAATCTATCAAAGAACGTGATGCATTTGCAAAAGAGACACTGAATAGCCTAGCTAATTCTATCCTAGGAATGGATACTGTTAGACTACGTAAAGGTGTTGATATCAAGAATGATCCTGAAAATCCAATGGTAAGCAAGAGACTTGTTGGAGATCCAATCCAACAACAACTTGGTGCAATTGCACAATATCTAAGTGGCGTCATTGATGGCGGCAAAGATCAGGATCAATTAAGTGTATTACTTGCAAGATTCAATGATGAGGTTGACAATATTAAAGATGGTGCTATGTTAAAACAAGCAATAAGTGCTATTAAAACATTGATGCCTAAGTTGAAAACATCAGCAAGTGAAACAACCCGTGTACCCAGTGAGAACTATGAACAAACATTTGAAGGCGCATTTACAAAATACGATTTCGATAAACTTTTTAGTTGACAACCTCACAAAATACACATATAATAGTGATTACATAAGTGGTCACAAAGGCATACTTAGGCATAAACATAGGCAAAATATAGGAGAAATACTATGGCAACATTGGCAGAAATTCGTGCAAAATTACAACAACAAGAAAACCGCGGAGGCGGATCTAGCTCAGGTGGCGATAACGCTATCTTCCCATTTTGGAATATCCCAGAAAATTCAACAAGTGTAATTCGTTTCTTACCAGACGGTGATTCGAGTAATACTTACTTTTGGCGTGAGCGTCAAATGATTCGTTTAGGATTTTCAGGTGTAAAAGGCGACCCAAACAGTCGTGCAGTTACAGTGAACGTTCCGTGTAACGAAATGTGGGGTCCGGTAGGAAGTTGCCCAGTACTCGCAGAAGTACGCAACTGGTTTAAAGATCCTAACTTAGAAGACATGGGTCGTAAGTATTGGAAAAAGCGTAGTTACGTATTCCAAGGCTTTGTAGCTGAAAACAGTTTACAAGAAGATACTACTCCTGACAATCCAATTCGTAGGTTTATTATCAATCCAAGTATCTTTAACATCATTAAAGGTGCATTGATGGACAGTGATTTCACTGAACTTCCAACAGATATTGAACAAGGTACTGATTTCCGTCTAACAAAGACAACTAAAGGTCAGTATGCAGACTATTCAACGTCTAGCTGGAGCCGTAGAGAGCGTAGTTTAGACAGCAACGAACGTGCAGCAATTGACACACATGGGTTGTTTAATCTAAATGATTTTCTTCCTAAACAGCCAACTGAAGCTGAATTGACTGCAATTGGTCAAATGTTTGAAGCAAGCGTTGATGGTCAACTGTATGATCCAGAATTGTTCGGTAACTTTTATCGTCCAGCTGGTGTACAAATTGACACTGCTAACAGTGCGCCAAACAATTCAGCGGCCAAACCTGCGGCACAAAGTGTTCCGCAACCTACTCCCGCACCTGCACCAGTAGCAGAAGCGGCACCTACTCCAGTTACTCCTCCTGTACAACAGGAAGCAGTAGCGGCGGCAGTAGCGGCAACAGCACCAGCAGGAGATGATGGTGGTGAAAAGCCAAGTGCGCAAGACATTTTGGCAGCAATTCGTAATCGCGGAGCATAATCAAAACATCTAACACAGTAGGCGGCAATAGTCGCCTACATTATATTCTTGGAGAAATTAATGGCAAAGCCTTTTGACGTAAGTAAATTCCGCAAAAGTATTACCAAAGCGGTGCCCGGACTAAGTGTTGGGTTTAATGATCCGGACACATGGATCAGTACAGGTAATTACACACTAAACAAACTAATCAGTGGAGAATTTGAAAAAGGTATTCCACTAGGTAAAGTAACAGTACTCGCAGGTGAATCGGGTGCAGGCAAAAGTTATATTGCGGCAGGTAATGTAATCAAGTCAGCACAAGAGCAAGGTATCTTTGTAGTACTAATTGACAGTGAAAATGCACTAGATGAAAAATGGTTGCATGCACTAGACGTTGATACAGCAGAAGATAAACTACTCAAACTTAATATGAGTATGATCGATGATGTTGCTAGAACTATCAGTGACTTTATGAAAGACTACAAATCAGAATACACAGACAAAGATCATGAAGATCGTCCTAAGGTATTGTTTGTAGTTGATTCGTTGGGTATGCTACTAACACCAACTGATGTTGATCAGTTTCAAAAAGGTGATATGAAAGGTGATATGGGTCGTAAGCCCAAAGCACTAACTTCATTAGTTCGTAACACAGTTAACATGTTTGGTGAATTTAACGTAGGACTACTAGCAACTAACCATACATATGCATCACAAGATATGTTTGACCCGGATGATAAAATCTCAGGTGGTCAAGGCTTTATCTATGCAAGTAGTATTGTTATTGCTATGCGTAAACTCAAACTAAAAGTAGACGCAGATGGTAACAAAACATCACAAGTACATGGTATTCGAGCGGCGTGTAAGGTAATGAAAACACGTTATGCTAAACCCTTTGAAAGTGTACAAGTAGAAATTCCATATGAGACAGGAATGAGTCCATATAGTGGACTTGTTGAATTCTTTGAAGCAAAAGAGATTCTAAAGAAGAGTGGCAACAGTTTAGAATATACTAGCCCTAAAACAGGTGAAGTAATTAAAATGTTCCGCAAACCTTGGAATGCTAACAAAGATAATGCTTTGGATCTTATTATGAGCGAATGGGACGATGATGTCGTAGACGCTGTAGAAGACCTTCCGGAGGTAAATATCGACGATGAACAAGACGTCTTACCCAAGGAAGAATTAACCAATGAAAATGAATGACAGTGAGATAGCCGCATACGTTGATATGTGGCTGTCTATGAAACCTTATATTAGTGCCAAAGACAAAGAAATTGCATGTGAAAAGTTCTTAACTGTGATCAACGAAAATATCTGCGATCTAAATGAAGTATGCGATGAATGGTTTGGTTACGACTCAACACTTGACAGAGTGCTCAGAGATTGTTATTATGAAGATGCATATGATGATATTGATGAGGACTCGGATGAATACGATGATTGGTAAATGAGCTGGTATAGTAAAGTAAAGAAAAATATAGCTAATATTGTTCCTGCGATTGATTACTTCGAACAGCAACTAGATGAAGCAAGATTAGATTGTGGACTCAAAGGTAATGTAGAAAAACACTCACGTGACATGCCTGGAATAGTTGAGTATCGTTTTAATCAATTACAGGAACTAGAAGCTATACTTGAACATCTTAATATTGAGATGCGCAAAATACGCAACAAACATTATAGAAAATATCTAGAAGGATATAACAAAGCACTTAGTAGTCGAGATGCTGAAAAGTATGCTGACAGCGAAAGTGAAGTTATTGACCAACAGCATATTATTAATGAAGTAGCATTGATTCGTAATAAGTTTATGGGATTAATTAAAGCTATTGATGCCAAACAGTTTCAGATTAATAACATTGTAAAACTAAGAGCTGCAGGATTAGAGGACGTGAGTTTATGAGAATAGTATTTTGTTTACCGGGTAATAGCTATAGTGGTATATTTTTACAATCATTTACAGGTGTATGGACTTGGTGCTTACAAAATGGACACCAACCCATACTAAGTCAACAACACAGTAGTATGGTAAATTTTGCTCGTTGTAAAGTAGCAGGTGCAGATGTATCTAAAGGTATGTATCAAAAGCCATTCAATGGTATAGAATATGATTATATGATGTGGATCGACAGCGATCAAGTATTCACAGTAGAACATTTTACTAAACTACTAAGCATGGATTGTGATGTTGCTAGTGGATGGTATAGTCAACCTCAAGGATTTACACCAGTTGTAGAAAACTTAGATGACGAGTATTTTAACAAACACGGACATTATCAATTCATAAAAGAAGAAGAAATGTTAGAACGTAAGTTTGCTTTTAAAGCAGATTATATTGGATTTGGTTGGGTGTTGGTTAAGCAAGGTGTATTTGAACGTATGGAATATCCGTGGTTTGCACCTAAAAAGTTACAAGTGCCACAGGGATATGAAATGTGTAGTGAAGATGTTGCTTGGTGTTTGGATGCAAAACAACTGGACATAGACATATATGTAGATCCACAAATACGTGTAGGACACGAAAAAACACAAATAATTTAAAAAAAGACTTGACAGTAAGACTTCTTGGTGCTATATTATATGTATAGTTAGAAACAAAGAAGGAATACACGATGTTTAGAATCCCTAGTTTTTATCAAAACACAGTAGATTTTACTAGTGCTTGGAACACAATCACAAACTTTGGTCGTGGTGATGCACTTGAAGGTATGAATGCTATGCAACGTGTATGGGATGAACATGCCAGTGGTAGTGAACGCTTTGAAGATGATGAAGACTTTTATGAGTGGTATGAAGCTGAAGTGAATGCTTATAATGTAGTGTTCGAAAATATGGGAAAACTGTTTGGAGAGGTAGCATAATGTATAATATGGAAACTGCACTAGTTGACTATATCAACGCTCAACGCAAGGAAGCTGAAGAGTTTTCAAAGCAACCTGGTTGTTGGATGGGCATGATGCCTGCGGCAACTGAAACTGAGTATTGGAGTGATCGTGTTCCTTCGGGTACTCTTAAAGAATATAACCGTATTCAACTAGAAGAAGATGCGTACTATATTACTGCTGATTATGTCAGTAAAGGTTATGCACGTTCCTTAGACTTTGCTAATTGGAGCGATAGTGCTATTGAACGGCATATCGAAAATATTTGTAGAGAAAAGGAGGCTGCGTAATGTCGTCTTTACCTGTAGATGTTGAAGCAAAACTTTCAACTAAATTGCCACTATATGATGAAGTACATGGTGGACCCTATGATAGGGGCGGTGCTGATAGTTATTATGGACGAAGCTTTGATCCTCACTATTGGCCCGAAGGTACACAAAAAGGTACTCGTATCGAAATGAAAGATATGACACCCGAGCAAATCACTGCTTATACTGCTGGCTATCGTGATAACGAAGATGCAGGTACATTCAAAGAATGGTAAAAAAAGATTAAAAAAGACGTCTTTTTTTCTTGACAACAAGACGTCTTACTGCTATATTATTATTGTAAGTTAAACAAACGAAGAGGACTTCGAAAATGGCATATGTATCCCAAAAGATGAAAAAAGAACTAGCACCAGCAATTAAAGATGTATTAAAAAAATACAAAATGAAAGCTAGTATTGCTGTTCGTAATCATTCAACACTTGCTGTGAATATTAAAGCAGGCGCTCTTGATTTTAGCGATAGTTTTACACACGGTGATGGATACTGTCAAGTTAACGAATACTGGATTGATAGCCACTATGATGGCGTCAAGCGTGACTTTCTAAATGAGCTGTTAGCGGCTATGAAAGGTCCTAAGTATTTTAACGACGATGACGCAATGTCTGATTACTTCAGTCGCAGTCACTACACTGACATCAATGTTGGTCAATGGAACAAGCCTTACGAACTAGTAGCGTAAGAAAGGATTTAAACTGCCCTTAGCTCAGCTGGATAGAGCAAGTGCCTTCTAAGCACTAGGTCAGAGGTTCGAATCCTCTAGGGCAGGCCAATAACGCTCGCATGATGGAATGGTAGACATAACAGACTTAAAATCTGTGGCCATATGGCGTCCCGGTTCGAGTCCGGGTGCGAGTACCAAAACAGCGCCTGTAGCTTAACGGTTAAAGCCCCCCGCTCATAACGGGTCGACTGTAGGTTCGAATCCTACCGGGCGCACCATAAATAATGAAACAATAAACGAATAAGTAAAATGTACAAAGTAACAGCATATTTCAAAGATAAGAAAATAGTTCGTAAGTTCTATGATCTATACGATGCAATTGATTATCGAGATACTGTTGACGCACATTATCCCTTAAAGGTAACATTTGAAAAAGGAAAAGATATGAGAGAATGGGTATTTAATTGCTGGAATGTAGTAATGGACCATAAACGAAATCCACTAAGCAACATTCCGGACTTCAGCACACGACATATGATCATGCAAGTATTGGCATGGATGTGGTGTATTGTATTTGCTATCATTGTAGGTAGCATGTGGGCAGGAGTGTTTAGTATGATGCTACACACACTATTGCTAGGAGCTATTGCAGTAACAGTAGCAACATTTGAAACAGCCAAACGTAATCCAAATGCGTTCCGTAGAGACAACGGAATCAATTCACGTGGTTACGGCGGCGAACACGAATAATGTATTATGTAATGAATCTTAAAACTGGAAGTATCATAGATACCTATGATAGTTTGTTAGAAGCAAATGAACTTGTTAACAAACACCCAGAATGGACAATTATGATAAAATATAATGAAAGGAATGTAAAATGAGTATGAGTGCTCAATTAGTTAAAGCCGCACGTATGCATGCTGAAGGCGAGCTAGAACGTGCTAAAACAAATATTTTAGTTTATATGAATCAAAGTGTTGGTATTGGCGAACACAGTGATATTGTAGAAGCAATCCAAGAAGAACTGGATAAAATGGCTGCATCAGAAGATCGCATTGAAATGTTAAACAAACATTTCTCATAATAAAAACGCTCCTATAGCTCAGCTGGTAGAGCAATTGATTTGTAATCAATAGGTCCGCGGTTCGAGTCCGTGTGGGAGCACCACTTAGCCCTGGTGGTGAAATGGTAGACACGCAGGTTTTAGGTACCTGTGCTTTACGGCGTGAGAGTTCGAGTCTCTCCCAGGGCACCATAATGGAACGTAGCATAATGGTAATGCATCGCTTTTTGGTAGCGCAGAGTATAGGTTCGAGTCCTATCGTTCCAGCCAAGTAAGATACAAAAGGAAACATTAATGGACTATTACAATAAATTTCAAAAAGACAATCGAGAAGCAATCATTAGTTTTGTGGATGACGAATACTTGATGTGTAGTTTTTTTGAAGACAACCAAATTGTAGGTCGAATTGAATATCCTAATAAAAGTCGTCACTATGTCACTGATGCCGCAGAGAATTGGATCACACGAGTAATGACTGTAGAAACTGTTAAAAATTACACAAAACAACTTGACTTATTCAGTAAATAGTGTACATTATAAGTAAGGAGGATGGGCAGGACGGTAATGCAGCGGATTGCTAATCCGTACAACGCTAACAGCGTTGAGTGGGTTCGACTCCCACATCCTCCGCCACTTATATTGAGGACACTATGAAAGACGATATCACAATACAACAGGCTGAAGATGATCTGATAAATGATATCTATTACACTAATCCTCCCCGTAAAAAATTTAGTATTTTTAGATTGCTAGGCAATATACTGGGTTTTATATGCAGAATTATTTTCACATTTATTGCAGGTTTTTTATTATTATTGTTTATATTAGGTTGACATAAGATATCTTGATGTTATTATAAACTAGTAAAACAGAACAGAGGATAAGAAGATGGCTCGTCAAAAACAACAGTATAATACTCGTCAAGTACTTGAACTTGCTATTGCAGTTGATGCCAAACAAGGCTTTATCAAAAGTGGGTTTGGATATTACGACAGAGAAAATGAAAAGCGTGTTTACGATAACAAGACTTGTATTCTCAACTTTATGCAGAGTATAGAAGGCGCTGAAGAATTCACAATTACAGAAGACTGTGTTGAACAAGCAGATAAGATTGTAGACGAATTTAAACATGAACTGATTGCCAAAAAGATGATGGGCAATATAAATGACTTTGAAGGTAATGTATTGCGTTGCCTCAGTGATGAAGCAGTTGATGGATTTGGCGTTGCAATTCTAGCAAGTTTGCCAAATAGTTTTCGTGTGTTGAGCAAGCGTCAAGGATTGGATGATTTCTTTGATCAATATCGTAAAACTAGTGAATTTATTGGTACTGCTGGCGAACGTCTTATGTTTCAAGTAAACATCAAAGATGTAAAGTTTATTGCAAAATATTCGATTCATTTGGTGACCTGTTTGGATACCAAAGGCAACATCTGTAAATTCTTCTTTAATCGTGAACCTGATATTGCTGGTATTTTAGAAGGCAAAGATGTTATACTTACTGGTAAAGTAAAAACACATGACGTTAGTAAATTCAGTAACTGCAAAGAAACTGTGTTTAATTATGTAAAAATAAATGAAATAAAAGGTTGACATTAGATACATAGATGTTAATATGTTTATATAAGTTGTTAAAAAGGAGTGAGAACCAATGCAGACAACAGAAAAGCAAGTGCGTATCGCAAACGGTACATACCGTAACATTAATGTGAAGGACGTAGTGTTTCCATTAGTTAAAGAATTTAAACAAGGCAAAACAGGTAGCTTCATTACAGTTGATGGTAGTGCAGTGCCTGGTTTCCCGGACCGATCCATTCGGATCAAAGTAGTCGATCAAAGTGAATTCGACTACCTCGAAGACGGAGAGAATGTTGTGTCAGCCCAAGCCGCCCAAGCTGAAACAGATGATCAAGTCATTGAACGGTTACGGGAGCGATTTCAAATCCTAGAAGACATGACATATGCGTCATGTGATGGGGTTGTGCGTGGCATGGTAGTTACTGGACCTCCGGGTGTTGGTAAAAGTTTTGGAGTTGAGAAGGTGCTCAAGGATGCAGGCATTATGTTAAAAATGTCTCAAAACAGCAACCGTAAGTTTGGTGTTGAAAAAGGTGCCGCTACTCCAATTGGTCTTTATCAATTGCTGTATGATTACAGTGGAGACGGTAGTGTACTAGTATTAGATGACTGTGATAGTGTGCTGTATGATGAACTCAGCTTGAACTTGCTCAAAGCGGCATTGGATAGTAGCCCAAAGCGAACACTAAGCTGGCGCAGTGAAAGTCGTGCGCTTGCTAACAATGGTGTGCCAGACAGCTTTGAGTTTAAAGGTTCGATCATTTTTATTACCAATGTAAAGTTTGAACGAACACGTGGTAAACTAAAAGATCACCTAGATGCTATTATGAGTCGTTGTCACTACTTGGACTTGACACTAGACACAATGCGTGACAAGTTCTTGCGTTGTAAACAAATCGTTGCTGATGGTATGTTAAACAGTTACAAGTTTAGTGAACATGAACAAAAAGATCTTATGGAATATATCTACACCAATAAGAATCGCTTGCGTGAAATGAGCTTGCGTATGGTGTTGAAGATTGCTGATCTTCGTAAAATGAATGCCAACAAGTGGAAGAGTTATGCAGAGTCCACTTGTATGAAAAGGATATAAAAGAATTTGGTAGCCAGACAGTTGCAATAGCAATGGCTACCAATACTAACTGGTGTACTCCTCTGTCTGCGTCACTCTCACTCACACCAGTTAGGTCCCGGGGGGCTAGTAAGAAGTCTTACTAGTCCCCTTATTTTATAAGTAGTAGTACAGGAAAATCGAATGGGTTGGTGGAACAAAATGGTCAAAGATACTTATACCGAATATGGTTACCGAGGGCTAGAGGAACTTAGAGCTCGTGATGAAATTATCAAACAATTAAAAGAAGAAGTTAGTAAATTAAAAATGCAAATGCAAGTTATGGAAAATCGTTGTAATGACTTGCAAGCAAAAGCTAGCCGTTGACAAACTCTAAATTAGAGCGTATTATTAAAACATGAAAACAAAACTTATCCTCAAAGATGAGGTTAATTGCAAGTTCGAAGGACTTGGATTAACCACTCGACGCAAGCTAGAAAAGAAACTAAAGTTCTTTTTGCCGCATGCATATCACGTACCAGCATATAAACTTGGACGTTGGGATGGCTGTGTGGGTTACTTTACTATGGGTGGTAGCACCTTTGTAAACTGCTTGCCCACTATACTTCCCATACTGGACGAAGAAGGCTACGGTATTGAGATAGAGGATCACAGACAACCACATGATCTCAAATGGGACACTGTAACAGAACAACTGTTCAGTGATAGACAATGGCCCGACAAGCATCCGGCTGCAGGTGAGCCAGTTGTACTCAGAGATTATCAAGTTGAAGTTATCAATAAGTTTTTAAAGACACCGCAGTGTTTGCAAGAAATTGCAACAGGTGCTGGTAAAACATTGATTACTGCGGCACTAAGCTATATGTGTGAAGCCTATGGTCGCAGTATTGTTATTGTTCCAAACAAAGATTTGGTCACTCAAACAGAAGCTGACTATATTAATTTGGGACTAGATGTAGGTGTTTACTTCGGTGATAGAAAAGAATTAGGGAGAACTCATACCATATGTACTTGGCAGAGTTTGAACGTTCTCGAAAAAAGATTCCGTGACGGACTAGCGGACGAAGGGTTGCACCATTTTGCAGAAGGTGTCGTGTGTGTTATGGTGGACGAAGTTCATCAAGCCAAAGCAGACGTCCTGAAAAAACTGCTTACTGGAGCGTTCAGCAATATTCCAATTCGCTGGGGGCTTACAGGCACGATACCTAAAGCAGAACATGAACGCTTGAGCTTGGAAGTGAGCTTGGGAGAAGTAACCAATAGTTTGAGCGCACACGAACTACAAGACATGGGTGTGCTAGCACAATGCGAAGTAAACGTACTACAGCTACAAGACACAGTGAGTTATGGCAACTACCAAAGTGAATTAACTTATCTTACAACAGATAAGAACAGACTAGATTACATGAGTGGACTAATACAAACAATGGCGCAAAGTGGTAATACATTGGTGCTGGTAGATCGTATTAGTGCAGGAGAAGGACTAGTAGAACGACTTGGCGATGATACAGTGTTTGTCAGTGGTTCAATGAAAAGCAAAAATAGGAAAGATCAATATGATGAAATTAGTGAAGTTGACAACAAAATTATCGTTGCAACCTATGGTGTGGCTGCCGTGGGTATTAACATTCCTCGTATTTTTAACTTGGTTCTCGTGGAGCCTGGCAAAAGTTTCGTTAGGGTAATACAAAGTATTGGTAGAGGTATACGTAAAGCACAAGACAAAGATCATGTACAGATATGGGATATAACAAGCAGTGCAAAATTTAGCAAGAGGCATTTGACTGAGCGAAAGAAATTTTATCGAGAAGCCAAGTACCCCTTTCATATAGAGAAAGTGGATTATAAATGACTAGAATATTAACAGTAGAGAATCAAGTATATGATTTAGATTTTATTCCAGAAGAGATTGAAGACATACGCTATTGTGTATTAGACTACAGTAATCCAAAGGAAGCAGATTATGTATTTGTTCCATTGGTATTTTTAGAAAGTTTTAATGCACCTGCGGCTGTACTGCAAATAGGTAAACGGCATGTAAAGGTTCCATTAGATTGGAGTCTTGTAGTGTGTGATCCAATGGTAGGCGATCCGGAAGTATTGCCAGTAACCAGCCTCAATGACAGAGGATTTAAAGCCTTTGTTTTTAATCCACTTACAGGATTTTTACCCAGCTTTGATGAAATAGAAATTATAAACATCTATCAAGAAGTTAAATGGTATTTTCCTAAACTAAAGTTTGGACATATACTTGCTGTTCCTTTAGGAGAAAGCGACAACAGTCCTTGTGCGTACTTTGTAAAAGATACAAATAAAATACCAGATGTACTAAGCACAGAGGATTTGTGGTAATGAGTAAAAAAACTTGCGATGCTTTCTTTTGTAATAAACGTGTTCCTGCCAAATACAGGTACTGTTATGATTGCGCAAAAGCAAAAGGACACGTAGGTAACAATGGATTAGGTATTTTTGGTTGGGCTATTATACTTTTAATTTTATGGACAGTATTTGGATGAGTGGACAACGTCGTTGGTTAAAACTATGGAGTAGAACAGTTGGCATGCCAGTTGGCGTAAATGATGAGGACAAGCCAGAGTTTTTGCCAATTACACAACATGATGTTCACAAAGCATTATGGTTCAGAACCTTCTGGATTGTCTTGCATATTTGTACATGTGGCTTTATAATAGTTGGTAACGGAAGAACACTTGGATTATGGTAAATGAGCAAACTTAGTATCAAAGAAGAAATGCGAGCTATTGATCAGCGTGACAGAGCGTGGTGGGATAGTTTAACAGAAGAAGAAAAAAAGAAACTTGGTATCTTTGTGCTAATGCGCTATACCAGTGCAGTGCAAACTAAAAATCCAGATATTGAATATCATTATTTGGCACTTACAAATGAACTAGTGAACAAGCATTATAATATATTGCGCAAAGAACCTGAACTACAATTCAAACTGTTGCAGTGTGTAGGCTTAGGTATGAATCAATTTCATCCTTGGATACCTCCCAGTAAACAGCGCAAAGGCAAAGCAGGCAAACTTCTCAAATGGTTGCAAGAACTTTATCCAACATACAATGACGATGAGCTAGAACTTCTGGTAAGTACAAATGACATCAACGACTTTAAAGCAGTAGCAGAAGAACTGGGCATGGATAAAAAGCAAATAAAAGATCTGTTTAAAAAATGACCACAGCAGAAGAACTAGTAAATGCAGTAGGAAGTATAGGATTGACAAAAGGTAAATTCACATGTGATTATTGCAAGAAGAGCTTTCAACGTGAAGGCACATTACTAGCTCACAGTTGTGAAAAGAAAAGACGTTGGCAAAGTAAACTTAATCAAGATGTCTTGGTAGGCTTTGCTAGTTATGATTTGTTTTATAGAATTGAAATGCAAAGCAAGCCTAAGGAATACAAGGACTTTGTTGACAGTCAGTATTATACAGCATTTGTAAAGTTTGGTGCATACTGTTTAAACATACGCTGTATAGATCAAGAAGCATTTACTCGCTGGTTAATTAAAAACAAAGCCAAACTCAAAGATTGGCCCACTGATAAAATGTATTTGTTGTTTGTACAGGATCATTGTAAACGTGAAAGTGTAGAACGTGCGCTAGAACGTTTTGTAGAGCATGCCGCTGAAACAGATTACTTTGCAACATTCTGGGAAAATGCTAGTGGATACTTGATAGCTGAATGGTGTGAAATGGGTAAGATTTCGCCATGGATTATGTTGAACAGCAAACGAGCGCAAACAGCATTAAGCAATATGCCAGATGAATGTTTTGCGAGAATAGCAAACAGCATTGATGCAGATCATTGGGGAAAGAAAACAAAACTTAATCCACATGATGCAAACTTTGTACGGGAGATGATAGATGGGATTACCTGATATCGATATTGACTTTGCAGATAGAAGTCAAGCACTAGAATTATTTAAAAATGTACCAGCCAGGCTCAAGAAGAGAAAACACAATACTGGTGTTTATTTTCATAGAGTACCCAGCAATCCATTTACAAATGTGTGTACAGTTGAACACACACAAGCTGACGATATGGGATTCTTTAAATTGGATCTACTTAATCTAAGCATATACAAAGACGTAAACGATGACGATCATCTAAAGCAATTAATGGAAAAGGAACCAGTATGGGAACTTCTGGAACACAAAGACTTCGTAGATCAGCTATTTCATCTAAGCGGGCACGACAGTCTATTAAAACAATTGAAGCCTACTTCGGTACAGCAATTGGCGGCTACACTGGCAATTATCAGACCAGCCAAACGACATTTACAAGACAAAGGCTGGCAGACAATAATGGATCAAGTATGGGTAAAACCCGTAAACGATAACAAGGCTTACTATTTTAAGAAAGCACACGCACTAAGTTATGCTATGGTTGTTATCGTACATATGAATCTCATATGTGAACAATTAGGATATTAACATGGATGAAAATAGATTTGTAAAAGAAATTAATGATATAGGATTTACAGTTCACAGCGATACGTTTGATAAAGATTGTATACAAGAGCTCAATGAATATGCAAGTACATTTGCGCCTGAGAGAGGACATACCAGAGATTTAAAATGGTATGGTTGGAACCAAATACAGGAACAAGTAGCTGAAGGTAAAGATCCACACAAAGAAATTGATTGGGCATACTTTTGGACAGATGAACCCAAAGGCAATCATTTTATTGATAACGTTATTAAACCTGAACTAGGTAAATGTGCAGATGCTGCATTTGGAGAAAACAATTGGGAATGGTATATGTGTGATTTTATTTCACTATACCCGGGTATGAATTTTATTAGACCACACATTGATACACCTTATAGATTCAAAGAGTTTAAGTACACAGAAGGTTTACTAGGTTTGCAATTTATGGTAATGTTGTGCGACTTTACTCCGGACAATGGTGCTACTGGATATGTGCCAGGTACACACAAGTACATCTACGACTATTATCAAAACATGTATGCAGATAAAAGTCATTTTGATTTATTTTTTATGGACAATTACAAACAACACCTAGCACCGGCTGGAAGTTTTGTGTGCTGGCATCCTCGAGTCATGCACAGTAGTATGCCTAATCACAGTGATAGCATTAGAAGAGGTTTGCTATTGCATGCGGCTGAAAAAACTACTGCTAGAAGATTGCGTACAATTGATCCTCAAAAGAATCACATCTTGCGCACAAGTTGAATATTTCTTCGTTTAACACGTTTTTGCATTATGTTGCTTAAACTAATACAAGGCCCGTGTAGTATTTCAAAGTCTTTAATACTAAAGGTAATTAGACACACACGATATTTTTCAAATGCTTGTTTGAATATAATGTTGATGGGAATCATTCGATTAGTTCCCCACCACCATTCTTCACCAAGTTCTAAAAAATCTTGTCTGTCTACGAGTTCTTTGATGTTTTCATAATTGTACATGCTAACTAAATTGTTATCCATGTTTTGAATTATACCCACATACTCGTTACCTCCGTATTTGACCAGTGTCAAAAAAGGAAATTTATCTAACAAATCTTGATATTTCTTTGGTACGTTGTTCATTGTAATTACTTATTCAAATAAATAGTAGTGGAGAATATACACATGTATCAAGCAACAATATATCAATATAACCAAAGATCTGAGATTCTTATCCCAGAACGCAGAGGCACTACATATTATGGCCCAGACAATCACAAGCCTTTGGTTGTTTATAGAGGTCTTAACATTGACATTGACTTTTTTGTAAAAGACACGGACAATAAAAGACAAGCCATACACAATAAAACATATGTTGCAACTATTGTTGATAGAGCAAATGGTGCTCAAGTTCTTCAAAAGAATATGAATCCCATCGACTATGATGCAGGTAAGTTGGTTCTCCATTTGGATCACGAAGAAACATTCCTATTGGATGCTAAACTACACGATCTCATAGTTACTTATAACGTCACTGACCAGGCTGGAAATTATGGCGGTACCAGTGATCGCAACATGCGTCTTACGTTTGTGGTAGATGTTAGAGACCAAAGTCTACTCAATATAACAGACAGTAGCACAGTTGCAACATTTAATATAGACGGTGATGATAGGGTTGGCAGTAGAATGGCTGGTCCTGCTCAAAACTCAAACAAGCAAGGACTGCAAACTGCGGTGGTACACATGACAAACTATACAGGTGTGTACAAGTTTCAAGCCACACTAAGCATACAGCCAACTGAAGTTGATTACTTTGATGTGCCAAGTCAAAGCTATACAGTGAGTGCAAAAACTGGATTGGTTTATCATAACTTTTATGGAAACTATCAGTTTGTAAGATTGGTTCACACACCAGATTCTGGCAACACAGGAACACTTGACAAAGTCGTTTATAGAAGTTAATATTAAAACATGATAGTATTGGACTTTATCCGTCAGCACATGCCTTATGGCTGGAAGCAAACACCTAGTGGGTGGATCAGTGGAAACTGTACAATGTGTCACACTCGCGGTCACAGTGCTGACAAGCGTGGTCGTGGCGGCATTATGTTCCATGATGATAAGTTTCAATACAACTGTTTTAACTGTGGATTTAAAACTGGCTGGAGTGTAGGTAAACGTATCAATGGTAGACTTACACAATTGTTAAAAACGTTTGGTGTAGATGAAGCTGACATACAGCGTGTTAACTTTGAACTGCTTAAACAAGAAGAAGCAGATGATATTGCAGGACAGTTTATACCCAAAGAGCGTGTACAAAAAGTCACAGTGGAATGGCATCCAGATGAACTGCCACCAGATTCACATCAAATTGGCAATTATCCATTGGACACACTAGACTCCAAGCAGTTGGATAAGCTAGCACTAGCATGTACATATCTTATGAAGCGTGGATTAGACTTTTATACTGACTGGTATTGGAGCCCACACATGCACTTTGCTAGTAGGGTTATACTGCCGTTTAGACATCAAGGCAACATAGTTGGATACACTGCACGTTGGTGTCCAGACAGTAGACCAGAAGGCATGCCCAAATACTATTTGAAAAGTCCTAAAAACTTTGTGTTCAATTTAGATGCACAAAAGAAACATGACATAATTATAGTAACAGAGGGACAGTTAGATGCACTACAAGTAGGCGGCGTTGCACTAGCAGGCAACACACCTAGTAATGTTCAATGCAGTATAATTGAAGAACTAGATAAACAAATAGTACTATTGCCAGACTTTGATAAAGCAGGAATGGACACAGTGAATGTTGCGGTAAAGCGTGGCTGGGCAGTTGCATTTCCTGAATGGGATGACGATATAAAAGATGCCAGCGATGCAGTAGAACGCTATGGTAGATTATTTACAGTGAGGAGTATATTAGAAAGTGTTGAGACATCGAGCACAAAGATCAAAATACTTGCGAAATCCCGTTGTAGATGATTACAACATTAGAGATGATGAATTTTACAGACGGGCAGCAAACATGAAACCAATTGGAGTTTATGCAAACTTGGAAGCAGAATGGACACAGAGATTTGCTTGGTGGCCCAAACGCAGTGACATAACCAATCAACGAATTTGGTTGACAAACTATTGGGAATACGCTATAAAAATGGATAGCCAAGGCGCTGTACCAAAAAAATCCAACAGCTGGATTATGATATATACCAGAGAAGAGTATATTACAAAGAAGTTGCAAGGGGAAATTAATGAGTGAAGATTACAGCGCAGAATTACAACAACTATATTTAGAGTTCTTGTTGGCAGACAAGGATCTTTTTGTGCGGTGTAATGCTATCTTAGAAAGCAGTTACTTTGACAGACAGTTCAGAGACACTGTGGACTTTGTAAAAAAACATGCAGATGAATATCATGATGTTCCCATGTTGGAGCAAGTCAAAGGTGTTGCTGGCATTGAAATAGCTGATGTAAAAGACAAACTAACAACAGAACACAAAAACTGGTTTATGGATAACTTTGAACAGTTCTGCAGACACAAAGCACTTGAAGCGGCAATCTTAGCAAGTGCTGATAAACTTGAAAACAAAGAGTATGGTACAGTTGAAGGCATTATCAAAGCCGCAACTGAGATTGGACTTGCTAAAGACTTTGGTACAAACTATTGGGATGATCCTGCTGGACGTATACAAAGCATCAAAGACAACAGAGGACAGAACACAACTGGTTGGGAAACATTTGATAGAGTACTGTATGGTGGATTTAATCCAGGAGAACTAAACATCTTTGCAGGTGGTAGTGGTAGTGGTAAGAGTTTGTTTATGCAGAACTTGGCACTAAACTGGAGTTTGCAAGGCAAGAACGTTGTGTACATCAGTTTAGAACTTAGTGAAGAACTTTGTGCTATGAGACTGGATGCTATGCTTACAGGCATGAGCACCAAAGACGTTATGAAAAATAGCAGTGATGTTGAACTACGTGTTAAGATGGCTAGTAAAAAAGCTGGTAGACTACAAGTAATACAAATGAAAAATGGTAGCACTATCAATGATATCAAAGCATATTTGCGAGAATATCAAATACAACACAACTTGCATGTGGATGCACTGTTGGTAGATTACTTGGACTTGATGATGCCAATCACAGTTAAAGTAAATCCAAGTGATCAATTTATTAAAGATAAATTTGTTAGTGAAGAACTACGCAACTTAGCAACTGAACTAGGCATACTGTTTGTAACAGCATCGCAGTTAAACAGAAGTGCAGTTGACGAAATAGAGTTTGACCATAGCCATATTGCAGGCGGTATTAGTAAGATCAATACAGCAGATAACTTGATTGGTATCTTTAGCAGTAGAGCTATGCGAGAAAGAGGTAGGGTGCAAATACAGTTTATGAAAACACGTAGTAGTAGTGGTGTTGGAAGTAAACTGGATCTCAAGTTCAATATGGACAGTTTGAAAATTGAAGACTTAGATCCAGACGATCAAGAAGATGAAGGTGCAGTAACCAGCATCTATCAAAAACTAAAAACAAAAAGCAGTGTAGCACCAGCAGGTGAAAGTGTTACAGAGAATAACATGGACGCTAATCCACAAGTTGATGCTACAGACAGATTAAAAAGTTTATTGAGGAAAAGCGAGTGATCAGATTAGCAACTGAACAAGAATTAGAACACATTAAGAACGATCCAGTTAGACCACACATTGGCAAAGAATGGCGCACACGTAGCGGCAGAGAAGTGTATGTGTTGGAACGTGACGGAGAGATTGCTGCATGTATATGTGTAGCATACATGGACGAAGTGCCTACTAGCGAAACAGATATGAAGTGGGTAGGATTGAATTGTGCAGTATTTTATACTGTATGGAGTTATCAGCGAGGAGCAGGAAGGGAAATAGTAAATGGAGTAGCAGAGCGAATCAAAAATCAACGGCCTTGGGTTAAAAGATTTGTTACACTAAGTCCGCTAACAGATATGGCAAGGAATTTTCATATAAAGAATGGTGCTAGGCTTGTAGCCAAACACAGTACCTGTCAAAACTTTGAGTATGATGTGCGCTGAAGCAAAGGTGCAGTCGACCTTATCTATATCTATTATATGATTCCGAACAGCAAACACGGTGTATAAGTTGAGTCATTAATATGAGCCTAGTTGAGCCTGTGTTTTGTGTTTGCATTGCCATTGATGATTTGCTCTTATTTTTAATGGTTGGTCCTATGTTGAGAATCAATTTCTCTGCAACTGCCATAAGTGCTTGTCACCAATGCTCCAGCAACAATATTTACTAAATACTACTAAGATGAAGCGTAAAACAAGATCATTATTGGAAGAAATTAATGCTATGTCACCAAAACGTGACAAAAAGCATATTGTTGAGTCAAATGCACAACAAGTGATTGTTACAGCGATAAACTTGATCAATTTGATCAATGAAAGTTTTGATGTTGAAACAGCCGCAGATTTAAACAAGCGTTTGATTAACAGCATAAGAACCAAAGATCCACGTAAGTTTCAAAGAGGAATTGGTAAAGTAAATGAAGATAGCAGACATACTAGGCGGAACTAAGAAACGTAAAAAACGTGGAAGCCGACTTAAAAGAATAAGACAAAGAAGTTTATTTGATAATGCTCCTATTAAAGAAGGCGGCAATATATTTCCTGATAGTGTGAGCTTTGATCACAAAATAATTCCTCAAATTATGAAAACTGTAAACAGTGTATTACAAAAAACTGGCAGTACTGCTATTCCAATTGGAAGCGGCGCAACTCCAACTCCAGGTAAAGTAAGTGGAGACTTGGATATGATTGTTGATGTAGATCAACTTAAACAACACTTCAATATGGAAGATCAACCAGACAAAGTTATTAGACAAAAGCTACGTCAAGTATTTGATTTAGCAGGACTTAATACTGGGCAAAGTGGCACCAGTGTACATATCGAAATACCTGTAGGTGACAACACACACCAAGTAGATATTATGGTTGTACCAAACGCTGATAATGCTGCAAAGTTTCACACACACAGTATTCCACAAGGTTCAAAGTGGAAAGGCGTAAACAAACAGATTGCACTAGCAAATATTGCTAAGAGCAAAAATATGTTATGGTCACCTTACCAAGGATTATTCAACAGAGATGCTAACGGTAAAAAAGCAGACCTAATAACCAACAACATTGACGAAGTAGCACGTACACTACTAGGCCCAAATGCCACAGGAAAAGACATTGGCAGTGTGGAGCAGATACTAGCCGCATTGGGTAAAGAAGCAGGCGATGCACTACTTGCTGATCTTCGCAATGATCCAAATTGGAAAGAACTTGACTAATGAGAGCCAATCAGTTTTTAACAGAAGCTACACAAAAAGGTAGAGAGTATAATCACTTAGAAGATCTAGTTACATTTGAAGGTAGCAAAGGCGCACTCAAAGCCGCAGAGATACTCACACGCCTAGGTCAAGATTCTAAAGATGTCAGCATTAAATGGGACGGTAATCCAACATTGTTTTGGGGACGTGAACCAGACGGTCAATTTGTAATGACAGGTAAAAATGGTTGGGGAAAAAATAAATCAACCAGCAGTGGTGCTCTAGCAGATTTTATTATGAACTCTGGACAAGGAGAAGATTGGCGCAAAGACTTTGCTAGTGACATGGCAGGTGTGTTTGATACGTTGGAAAGAAACACTCCTGCTGATATGCGTGGATATGTGTACGGAGATTTGCTGTATACACCACGTAAGCCTTTTGCAAAAACAGAACAAGGTATACAGTTTACACCTAACAATGTTACATACACAGTTGATCCAAATAGTAAACTAGGACAACGCATAGCAAACAGTAGCGTGGGTATTGTTGCACACACATACCATGACGCATTTGGTGATAAACAAGGTACACCAATTAAAGATACCAACAGTGTTAACAGCAAGGATGTAGTGGTACTAGGGCAAACCTATGTAACACATCAACCCAAAGTTGATACAAGTGACGTTCAGGATATAGTTAGTACGGCAAATGCGAACGCACAAATAATAAACAATTGGTTAGCGCCGGAACAGGGACTGAGTAGAAAAGATGCAATACTCTATAACTATGTTAACCAAATGACCAAGCAAGGTAAGTTAGACCAACTCAGGACAGGATTTTATGATTGGCTAAAAACCAGCAAAGTCAGCCAAGGACAGCAAGCAAAACTTATGGCAGGTGACGATAAAGGGTTAGATGCTATACTAGAGCTTGTAGTAAAGATTCAAACAATTAAAAACAATATAATTGACCAATTGGATAATGCGGGCAGTGATGTTACAGCAACTACAAAAGGTCAAAAAGGCGGCGAAGGATATGTTGCTACTAGGGATAAAATCAAACTAGTACCACGTCATCGCTGGACTCCAAATTAAGGTAAATACTAGTATGGAAAAGTATACAGCAAAACAATGGGCAGAGATCGAAGGAGGCCACACTATGAGTGAAGATAAAAAGTCACAGTATGGATTTATCAAAGATCTTAATGAAAGTCGTTTGTTTAGAACCAAACAACGTGTAGAAGGCAGCAGTAGTAGAGATATGGCTGATCTTGCATTTATGAACATGCTTAGTTTATATATTATGAGTCATGATTATGATATGGCTCCTGCCGCAAAAGAATATGCCCAGCGCACAATGAAATATGGTAGTAATTTTAACTATCAACAAGGTGGCACT